GCTTCATGCTGGCTAACTTGGCTAGAGACTCGATGCAAGCTTGGGTAACGTCCGGTGTAAACATGACTCCGCTGTTTGATACATTTAAACAGGCAGGGAAAGCTATGCTTGGGTCTAACCCAGAAGCTGCAGCTTTGGCTAGATCTGGGTACTTCACAGGATATGACTTCGCAGGGGACACCAAGTCTTCAGCCGCTGCTGTAGAGAAAGAACTCCGTAAGCGTACAGGTACTCAGACAGCCGCAGAGAAGGCTCTCATGCCCATCTCTAAGATAATGGATATTCTGGACAAGGGAGCGCACATCTCCGACCTAGCGACTCGCTCAGAGGTCTACAAGAGGGTTCTGGAGGAGACGGGAAACGAGGCAGAGGCAACCTATCAAGCGCTAGAGATCATGAACTTCAGCCGCAAGGGTAACTCAGCCCTCATTAGAATCGTAACGGCTCTTGTGCCATTCATGAACGCTCGTATACAGGGTATGGATGTTCTGTACCGGACGGGCTTTGGTCGGTCAGCCACCCGCAACAACGAACAACAGAAGAAACTGTTTGCGACTAGATCCCTAACGATACTTGGCTTAACAGCCATGTATCTTGCCTTAGCCGCAGACACAGAAGAATACAAGAATGCCACCCCAGAAGAGAGAGATAACTACTGGATACTGGGCGGCTTAGGAAGAATACCAATCCCATTTGAATTGGGTGTGTTGTTTAAAGTGTTCCCTGAGCGCATCTATCAACATGTCTGGGGTATGGATACAGGGGCAGACCTAAGACAGTCCATCGCTAGGAACCTAAGCTCTACGCTGGTAATGAATCCAATCCCTCATGTTGCTATGCCTATCGTTGAGAACATAGCTAACTACTCGTTCTTTACAGGTCAGCCGATTGTCGGGAAGGGCATGGAGGATGTTTACACGCCTTACCAAGCTAACCCAAGCACATCCCTGCTGGCTCAGTTGGTAGGCAAAGAAACAAATCAGTCTCCTCTGAAAATAGATAACCTGATTCGCGGATACACTGGAACAATTGGAACATACGCAGTCATGATGCTAGATGCCGCCATGCGTGGCGAGGGTGATGACGTTAAGGCGACCAAGAAGCTAGAGCAGATGCCTGTGTTTAAACGCTTCATGACCACCAAGCAGGGTTCAGGAACAATCAACGCCTACTACGAACTGAAGAAGGAAGTGGATACTGCGGTGAAGACTGTTAACTTCCTAGAGAGACAGGGTGACTACGATGAGCTTGCTGTATTCCAAGCTGGCAGAGGCGGCAAGCTGCTGGGGATCAAGGACTACATGAATGGTTTAAATGAAGAGATGAGTAGCCTAAGAACCTTCAGAAGAGAAGCAAGACGGTCTAAGATGGACCCAGACAATCTTGCTGAGATAGAGTCTAATATTAAAGACGCAGAAATAAACGTAACGAAGAATATACAATTCGTTAAGAAGGCGCTCGACTAAGCCGCTCCTGCTTCCTTCTTGCCTCTTCTTTTTTCTTACATTCCGCGCACTGAGATCCTATTCTCCGTCCGGTGAATCCGTACTTCGGCAGCATGTCTTCTTTCTCAAACATCTTTTGACATCTCATACAGAACTTTAACATGTTGTTTTATCTGCTCGAAAAGCTCCCACTCCGTACCGTATCTGGATTCAAACTCTGCCTTCCACGGATGGCGTGAGACAAACTGCTTGTTATTAAAGCCAGCCCTGTGGTGCATGGGACATAGCGGGATGGTGTGGAGATCGTCTATCCTCCGACCGTTCTTATGAATGTGATGTATATCAGCGGGTGATGTAACGCCCATTGTGTTTAAGCAAACAACACAGCCGATATCATGCAGATATCGTTTCCATTCAGTGACCGTCATTGTTATACATAGAAGTGGTGAAGACCACAGGTTGCTATTAATTTTAGGTTGCTCCAGCTTGCTGGCTTTGGAATGTAGGTAGCATGAAAATGGGTAGCGTTGAATCGCTTAGTCGAATAGATCGAAGCCTTAGCAGAACTCTCTGCCCTCTTCCATTGCTCACTGTTTATATCTGGTCTGAACTGTGGCTTCAAGACTCCGTTCTCCATCTTCTCTGGAACCCATGAGAACTGGTATGGGGCTAACACAGTCTTCCTTACGTCCATGTCTGGAGACCGGTTCATGACTACATCCGCCACATACTGTTGACACTTGTCAGGCTCAGACCTAGATTCGAAGTACACTGTTAGGGTTAACCACACCAATAGTTCCGTCATGAGCATCCTCCTTGAAACGTCTAAGTTTAGATTGATCCATTACATATCCATTGCCATGCCCTAGATCTTTAATGTTCTCATCTTTTCTTAACTCGCTCGAATAGACCCATCCGGGGAAGTTAACTGAGCTGTCCGCTACAATTGCTAGAATATATATATCGACAGATGCATTTTCTTTTAATGTGCAAAGAAGTCTGCCATTGGGAAAATGAGTGGACTTAACATCATATTTAAACTTCCCCATAACCCCGTCTGCTGTTCCGCTTCTAGGGGACAACCCAAAGTCTGGGAATATGTTTTGATGTTTAGCAAACGCATACTCAGCAGCAAACCCCATTACATCCGCATCAGCACCGTCTTGATCACCTTGCTTTACATCAACCACGTTAGCAGCACGAGCTATCAATGACCGGCTGCGACCAACAAAATTGATGATCAGCAAATCTTCTTGAGTCAGGTTAACTATCATGCGAAAAAGAAGCCAATAACATAAGCGACTAATATCAAAATAACAATCACAGGAACTGATGCTATGAATATCATCAGCCCCTCATGGGCTGACATCTTGCGTTTAAACTTGGTAGTCATTTCATGTCCTCCAGTTGGCGTATGTAGATATCTAACTCTTTGATTCTCTCTGCTAGGCTATAAGCCTGTGACCGCCATGTATCTCTGTTGCCCCTGAGATTGTCTATGTGAGACTGCATAGCAGACTTACAAATAATAAACTCCAGCTCTTTGTTGGGGATCGTGTCATTTTGGCTCATTCTTTTTCTCCTGTTGTTTTGGCAATTCATTAGCCGGATTAGAGTACGCCCTTTCAAATATCTCTAGAAGTACTGGGTCTGCATTTATTTTATCCGCTATCTCTTTGCACCAAGCGCCAACTTCTTCCTTAGTCATTATTGTCATGTGTTCTCCTTCCAATGTTCACACTCACAAACATATCTACCTTCATTGTGCGAGGCGTTTCTTAAAAAACCATGCGGCGCGTTGGGGTGTTTTTTACATTCTCTAACTTCTAGCTCTTGCCCTCGCCCCTCTCTCTTAGCCTTAACAGCATCCCAATGATCATCAATAGCAAGACAAGCAACAGTATAATTAGAATAAGCGGCAGTAACTAAAGCGGCATTCTCCCCAGCAGCATCCAAAGCAGCATCTCTAATGGCAGCACAAACATTCCTATCCTCAGACCAAGCGGCTTCATCTGCTTTCTTTTGCTCTTCTTTGCTCTTTACTTCGCCTTGCTCATAGATATATTCATCCCATTTTTCTTGATCTTCTTTGTTATAGTTCTTATATATCTTCGCCTCAAATTCCTCTTGAGTTGTAATTGTGGCTTTTCTGTAGAACCCTGCGCTATTAAGAACCTCCTCAAGATTTGGACCCATGACTTTAGTAGGACTAGACATTTCCCGTCTGGTCTTATCAGCAACCATATGTGCAAACGCCACTAGGTGTTTAGTGTTAACGTGCCACACCCTGCCCTTGGGGTCTTGGTCAATCGCATCACGCAGCATTTGTGTTACCTCAGCTTCATTCATGCGCCCTCTCCAGTTTTAGTATATCCAGCGTCAGCTTTAAATCTCTTCCAAGGTCTTTCGTCCTCATACTCCTGCTGAGTCCATTGGGCTAAAGAAGCGCCATCTAATGGCGGCAGCTCAAAATACTCCTCAAAGTCCTCTACCGGTATAGTTGGATACATTTCTCCAGCGCCACTTTCACCCCAGAATATCCCTCCACCTGTAATCCTTTTGTACTCACATTCATGCGGATTTAGCAGCTCATCTATTGACCAGAATAAATCTTTGGTTGTATCTGCAACGAGAAACCCTACTAACTCATCTGTATCAATTAGCCTAACAATGTATGCGCTCATGTTAATCATACCTCCCAGCGTTTCGTTTAAACTCTCTGATCCTGTTGCCGCAGATATACTGCATCAATGTCCACTGCATACCTCCCAACAGGCGCTCACCAGTCTCCGCCTCGTTTGTATCTATCGGAGAGATGCTGGTCAACTGACATAACTCTACTTGAGTTAACCCAGCCGCCAGTCTCAATGTCTTAACTGCTTCAGGTGTCTGTATCATTTGTCTAGTAACTTATGAATGGTTTTGTTTTCATTGTTAATGTAGTAACGCCGATGGTTCTGTGCGCCAGTAAACTTAATAGCCTTCTGATCTAACAAAGCCTTTACGCTATACCCTACTGTAGCCTCAGAGATTATGATCCCTCTCAGAGCCTTATCTATGAAACATCCTCTAGTTGAGCCGGGATGAGCCGCTATGTACTTGAGAATAAGCCGCATAGCTTCCGTCTCTCTCTTGATCGGCTTTGCCCTGCTTGCTCTCTTGTACTCCCTCTTCGAGAGAGTCCTTGCATTGTTAACCTCAGCCGCAACATTCTTCTTTCTGGTGGAGATCTCAACAGACTCCAAGATGTCAGCAGCCATGCCATGCAGATGATTCAGCCGATCCTGATACTGCGCCCCGCAGGGATAGGTATTAATCAAGCGACCCATACCGCACCGTAACAAAGTAAATGTCGTTCTTCTTGTAATGACCCTCAATGCGAGGGGATTGATAAGCAAGCTGTTCCTTCATGTACTCCTCAGCGGTCTTTGTCGCAGCCTCAAGAGTCTCGCCAGTGAATGTTCTAGTTTGCATCTGCAACACCTTGTCTATGTTTAAACGAATCGATGTCATCGCAGACTAGCTCACCGAATGACTTACCGGATGGGAACATCATCTGCGCTCCCTTTGTTTCTTTTGCCAATAGCTTCGCTTGCTCAAGACCGTTACTGAACCCTGAGTCATAGTCATTACCTAGCCCCTCCATCCGCATGACAAAGCCTTCACGGGCTATCTGAGACACAGGCATCCTTAGCTTCTTAGCAAACTTCTTTACCTCGTCCCGCAAAGCGGGAGAGATATACACCATCAATGGAACGACTGTTTTAAAACGGGACATTATTTTCCCTCCCTTCAAAATCACGCACAAGATCATCGAACAACTTTTGTGCCGCCTTGTTGCCATTGAGTTCAGTCCTTGACTCTATCAAGCAAGATTCACACACAAATGTGACTGCATTTGCTTCGTTAATTTCTTCACCCAACTCAGGAGCCTCTTCAGCAACCCATTTCTGGAACTCAGTTGTTCTACATAACATGCCAGCCTGCTTGACCCGATTAAAATATGAATGACCGCTCTCGTCCGATTCTATTTTAGACATAGCGACCATGTATCTAGACCCAATGAAATCCCTCAACAACTCATCAGGGACTTCATCAGGATGGATCTTCACAGTCAAAACATATCCGGTAGCATCCTGTTTAAGGGCAACCTTCAATACCTCGAACTGCAATGCGTTCATGATAGTTTATGCTCCAGATAATCGATCACCGCCTTGTAGCCGATAGCTTGATGCTCAAGAGAGCTAATCTTGAAGTTGGCGTTATCCAACAAAGACTCAAGAGACAAGATCTGTAAGGACTCACTCTGTCTGTAGCTTGGCTTCGCCGCTACCTTTGCCGGTCTTCCCAATTTCTTCTTAATCATTGTCATCTCCTAGAATGGATCATCGTTTTGAACTGGCTTCTTTGCACCAGACCCACGGTTCTCATCGAATGGTTGAAACGCTATCGACAGGAAGGTATTGCCCTTGGTTGATAGCTTCTTCCAACCTGACATGCGTAGCTTAATCTTCCCGCCAGTTGCGTTCAGTGCATCAAGATCAAGAGTTACATCACCGTAGTACTCTGGTGCGTTGGGGCTTGTCTTAACGCCAGCCGAAAATAATGTACCGCTGTTTAGATATTCCTTTTGCATTACATGTCTCCTTTTAGTTTAATTGCTTTAATTTCCGCAAATTTGGCTTGCAGTGGTTGATACAGGTTAACAAGATCAAAAGCCTTAACTGCATCGACGGTCACCTGATTAGCCTTCCATAGATCGAACATCTCATCTGCCGTCACGCAAGTCTCAGCCCACTCAATCATCTTCTGACTAAATAGCTCAAAGTTTAAACGCTGGGCAGGCTCGTCCTCAACCTTGGCTACTTCAACTACTGGCTGAATCTTGGTGGTCTTTACTGCTTCTTTCGGTACTGCTTTTAACGGCTGCTTCTTTTCTTCTTTCTTTTCATCTTCACGAGGAACCTCTGGGTCATCCCCAGTCTCCAGCATGAAGGTCTTCAGCAGGGCGTACTTGCTTGCCCCTGTTAAAGCCTTGTAGACACCCTTGTCTCCGCTCTTGTCCTGACCAGATCCAACCGCCTTGAACTGGATGTAGTCACCGCTGATATCGAATATCCGATACAGCATCTCTACATGGGTGTTGCCTCTGTCATCCAGCCACATCTTTTCTACTGACGGCAGCATGAACAGTCCAGCCTTGATAAGCGCTGGGCGTATTTTCTTAATAGCCGCTGCCTCAGATGCATAGTTGTAATGCTGGAAGTCATTCGTCTTGTCCTTCTGAACGTAAGTCACCTCCTCCATCACTTGCAGCATCTTTGTCACGATATTGCTCACACCACTTAGCAACCCCACAGTAATTTCCGGTACATCTGATTGATTCTCCGTTCCTGACTTCGACATAACCTTTCTCCTTGTTAGCTAATACTTTTGCTTCGTCTTCACTATCTAAAACACGGATGGCGGTCTTTCTGCCTTCCCTTCTTACTGCATACTGGGTCTGCTTCTCCCAGCGTTCAGATTGGGTACAAAGAGGCAGAGCATCACCAAAGTCATCCAATACCTTGGACTGACGGTGCAGATCTATCCTCTCTCTCAAATATTCGTAGGTCTTCTCCAGCGACCACAAGGGCAGATTAACTACCTGTATAGGCGCTTGGGGGTAGGCAGGGTTTCTCTGAGCCTCCCTGCGACTCCAGTCCCTAATCAATGCACAGACCTGTACTCCGACCACGCGCTCCTTCTTGACCGTCTCAACGAGCCATGCATAGATGTTTTGCTGGGCATCCCACTCGAACTTGTCCTGACGTAGTGACCAAGCAGAGGTGAACTTGTAGTCAGTGATGATGATCCCTTCGGGAGTTATCTGTTGTATGTCTATAGCCCCTGAGAGTTTGACTCCATCTACCTCAGCCATTAGCCGCTCTTCAGTGATGCAGTTCTCAGCCTGACCACGTTCAGCAACAACATGAAGGGCAGAACCCATGAGGTTCCATAGCATGTCTGCTACGTCAGTCTCCATGTCTTCATAGTGCTTCTTGCGTAACCGCTGGATACGGGGAGGGGATATTATTTCTGTGACACTATAGTCAGATGCGCCCTTACTGTAGTAATCTCTGGATGCCAGAGCAACAAGGGTAGCGGGAACATTATGTATATTGGTAATCTTCATTAATTAGCCTCCGTATGGAAATGGGACAATAACACTATCATGGAAGACATGCAAGCATTATCGTTAACAATTTATGGTGAGCCAGCCAGCAAGTCTAACAGTAGACAGCTAGTATCAATAGGCGGCAGACCGGCGGTCATCAAGTCCAAGAAGGCGCTCGGGTATGCCAAGATGTTTAAACAGCAATGCGTTAGGAGGAAGTTATTGGAGGGGAGTGTCGCTGTGCATATCACTATCTACTATGCCAGCCGCAGACCTGATCTGGATGAGAGTTTAATACTCGACCTGTTACAGGACGTAGCCTATACCAATGACCGTCAGGTCAGGGAGAAACACATCTACTGGGGTCTGGATAAGATCAATCCGCGTTGCGAGATAAGGGTGGAAAAAATAAAGGACTCCTTGTGAGAGTCCTTTACCCATCTGGAGGGATGTGCCGCAACCGGAGGCTAATCTGGATTGGTTGTTCGTATTCTAGTACAGCCCATAGATATTTGTCAACCTTGTATACCAATATGTAGATCCCGCAAAATAAGTTTGCTTTGTTCGTAATTAAGAATAGAATTCATCTTCTGCGTGACGGGAAACGGTGGGCGCAGAATGCAGTTACTCCTACCACGGGTTAGTTCTGAAACAGGAGAATGGGCGGCGAAGCCAGCACCCATGAATGAAAAGGCTGGCGGGTCAGCAGGCTCCATTAGGGCAAGCTGTGAAGGCAGACAGTCTCTTCTGACAGGTTGAGGCTAGGTCTGCCCACCAAAAGGGCAGACTTACTTACTGGACGTTACTTATCAGTCCCTAAGTCTTAACTTATCAGTCAAGAGGGCTTTACCCGTGAGAGTCAGAGATTACAAACATGAATACGCCCTTCAAAAGAAGCGAGGGGATGTAGAAGGTTTTCTTGAACGACAGAAAGCAAGACGGCTGTTCGACAAGAAGAAGATCGATAGGTCAGGTAAGGATATCGATCACATCAAGCCCATCCGCAAGGGTGGGTTAACAACAGCAGGCAACCTTAGACTGAGAGACAGATCGAAAAACAAAGGCGATAACAAGTAATTTAACCGGAGGCTATCCAAATGAGTAACGAACTTCATGCGTTCGTATCTGCTATGCATGTGGCAGATACAGATCGCGCAGCTTGTCCTAGTTGTTCCCCAACCCGTAAGAAATTCAATGCCAAAGAACTGGTCATCACCCGCACGGGCGATGCTTGGCTCTATCTATGCCATCACTGCGGCATTAGTGGCAATGTCCCGTTCGATACACCCCCACATGTGGAGAGAAAATTGTCAGCCGTTCCTAATATAAAAAAAGATCCTCTTGATCAGGCGCATTACGATTACCTAGAGTCACGCGGCATTTCAAAAGAGACAGCAAACAAGGCAGGACTATTCTCTTCTGAGAAATGGTTCAGCCGTTTAAACAAGATGTCACCTGCCATTGGATTCCCGTATTTCCGTAACGGGGCGATGACCTCAGCCAAGTACCGGAGCATCGAGGACAAGGACTTCACCCAAGATTCCGGTGGGGCGCATGACTTCTTTGGGATTGACCGGATCAATCCCGCTCTGCCTGTGATTATTGTTGAGGGAGAGATGGATGCCTTGACTGGGATGGAGTGCGGGATAGAGAACGTCATCTCCGTACCGGCTGGCGCACCTATCAAGGTGGCTGACGGCAAGGTGCAAGCGAGTGAGGACAAGAAGTTTGCCTTTGTCTGGAATGGATTCGAGGTGCTGAAACAAGCTCCATACATCGTCATTGCAACAGACAATGACTCCGCTGGGCAGGCGCTGGCTGAAGAGTTGGCAAGACGTATCGGCAAGCACAAGTGCAGGCTGGCAGTGTCGGACTACAAGGACTTCAACGAAGCATTCCAGAAAGCAGGGGCAGATGAAGTTAAGCGAATCATAGAAGAGGCAGAGCCGTATCCAGTAGAAGGGCTATCATCTGCTGCCAAGTTTGAAGACCGTGTAAACGATCTGTGGACAAAAGGAACGGGGCAGGGAGTGTCTACTGGGTATTCAAATCTAGACCAGATCTACACCATCTCCCCCGGTCAACTGTCAGTCGTGACTGGGTATCCTAGTCATGGCAAGTCGAACTTTGTAGACCAACTCATGGTCAACCTCGCTCGCAAGCATGACTGGAAGTTTGCCCTATGCTCGTTCGAGAACCAGCCAGAGGTACATATCTCCCGGTTAATGGAGATCTATGCCAATAAGCGGTTCTTTGAGGGTAGTTTAAGGATGAATGAGGCAGAGAAGGATGAAGCGTTCGCATGGGTGCTAGAACATTTCCTTATCATGGACTCAGAGACTGTAGAGCCTGCGACCATAGACTCGATCCTTGAGCGTGGCATAGCAGCGGTGGCAAGGATGGGGATCAGGGGCATGGTCATCGACCCCTATAACTACATCGACATGAGCGGCACTCAGCTATCCGAAACAGCCGCTATCAGCGATCTTCTGACAAGGGTACAAGCCTTTGCCAAGACCTACGGGGTGCATGTCTGGTTCGTTGCTCACCCAGCCAAGGTGTCAAGGTCGGGAGCAGAACTCCCAAGACCTGACGGCATGAGCATCTCAGGGTCAATGGCATGGTGGGCGAAAGCTGACTGCGGCGTAACTGTCCACAGGGGTGAGGGTACAAGCGTAGAGGTGGTGGTCTGGAAGTGCCGATACAGGTGGGTGGGTACGCAAGGCGAAGCCCTGCTTCAGTACAACAAGACAACCGGGACTTATACACAGCCTCTGGATGACTTCTGATTTATACCTGTTTATACCTGTTTTGGGATATAAATAGGTATACCTTTTAAGTCGGGCTAGGCAGACATGCTGAAGATAGCTAGTGGGGTTCTGAGTCGGGAAACCCAGTAAATCCCCTAGCCAACCGCCTGACTTATTCACTTTGCTATTCA